GTTCAGCATCATAAGTTTCAAGTGAAATTTCGGCTTCAGTAGCACGAGCTAAGTGAATTGGTATTCCATAGCTTTCATTACCATTAGTATCTTCTGTAATTTTTGCATAATAAACTTTATCTAAACCAATTGTAGGCATGTTATTTTCCTCCTAAATATTTATGTTTTGCTACGTCAATGACGTAATGATGATAACCTGTGTCTGTTTCATAGCCTTGGTATCTTCTATCGGTTATCGTTATATCTAAAGATAAAAGGCTTTTTTCTATTCTTTCCTTATCTTCTAAGTAATTAAATTTGCTGAAAAAAGATATTCTTACTTCTTCTATATCTACTTGCGGTAAATTATCTGCATAAACAGAAAAAGTATCAGTAATTGGTGTAAGAACACAATATTTACTTGGCGCTACATTCTCATAAACAGAAGTTTGAACATCAAATTTTAAATCTTTAAGAATAGAAATTATTTCTTCTAATAAACTCATAATTTTGAAATTTCCTCATCTAATGTTTTTACCATTGCTTCAATACAAGGTTCTTTTGCTTTTCTTAATGCAGGTTTTAAAAAAGGTTTTGCTTTTTGATTAGACTTTCCATACTCGATTACATTTGCAATCATTGAGTTTGTTGCTCCATCATTTCTATTTTCAGCAAAACCAACTTTAATATTGAAGTTTCCATTCCTATCTTGTAATACTCTAGAAGTTCCTAATGACCTTTGAAGTTGACCAGTTGAATGTGATTCATTTTTTGTATTTTTACCAATAACGGATTTTAAACTTCTATCCACTTCATCTTGTACTACTTTAGCACCTGCTTCTAAAACTTTATTCATTATTGAATCAGTATTTTCACCAAGATTAGATATTTTTAATAAGAAATCTTCAGGCATTTTAATTTTAAGACTTGCCACTTGGTTTGACCTCCTTTACTAACACTTCGATGTACATACTTCTTCCTTTAATATTTTCAACTGATGTAATTTCAAAATATGATGAACCTTCTTTAATCACCATATCATTTTTAATTTCTAAATTAGGAATAACTCGAAATCTATACAAATCAGTAGCTTCGCTAAATGAGGCCAAATTGCGCCAACGTTCGCTTCCGTGTCTTCCTTCTCTAAACGATCGAGTCTTTGCTAAAGTTTCAAACACGGGGCTATTAAAGCCCTTAGAATCGATTATGTTTTTATATCTTCCAATGCTAATAAAATGATCCATTCTATTTATTCCCATAATGATTACACCTTCCAATTTCTATCTAGTCTAAGAAGCATATTTACAGTATTCCAAACTTGAGATGAAGCATTTGGATTATCTGCAAAGAAGCCACCTGTTGAACCATCACGAGATTCATAAAAATGTGAAGCAAGCATTATTATTGCTTGTTCAGTAGTTGCAGGAATATCATTAGTTTTATAATAATTTTCTTCTAAATGCTGATAACTTTCAGAATAAGAAACAGCAGCATCTATGAAATTACTTATCAAATCATCATCTTGGGAATGTTCAAGTATTAAGTTTTTCTTTACCTTGCTAATTAATAATTCAGTATTCATAAATGCTGCCTCCTTCTTTTAATTAAGCAGCCTTCATTTCAAGTACTTTAATCGCTTCAGGTAAGATTAATTTTCCATCAACTCTTTGTGTTGCAACAAATCCTGTTTGATCATTTGCAGCATAAAGTTCAGATAACTTTTTGAAAATTCTACCTTGTCTATCTGCAATCCAATAATAAGAGAAATCACCAAAAGCAATAGTTTTAGCACTTGCAGCGATTGTTGGTACAAAACTTGATGTATAAACAGGTCTACCAAGTAATGTATCTGGTGTATTAGCTGTTAATGCTGGTTGCCATAAGTAATTACCATTTGCGTCTTTTAATTTTCTAATTGCTTTTACTGTTGAATCATTAAGAACCCAAACAGCATTTTTTCTATATGGTGCTTTAAGTGAATAAAATAAATCGATAACTTCATCAGCTGTAATCTTACTTGAATCTGCTGTAGTAACACCGACTTCTGCTCCACCAGTTGTATTAAAGATACCGATTGGTTTACCAGTTCCATCACCATTGAAAAATGCATCTTCTTCTTTGTTACCAATACGTCTTGCAAACTCTTTTGAAATATAAGCTTCAAGATCAAATACTGAGTCATTTAAAAGTTCATTTGAGACTTTAATAAGCGTTCCTAATTTATACGCTCCAATAGAAACTTGGCTAAATGAATCATCACTATCTGTAATAGAACCTTCTTCATCCACCCATGAAGCAGTACCTTTGCTTGCTACAACAGGTATTTTTCTATCACCGCTTGCAGTATTAATAACATGAGCAAGTTTTCTAAAGATGTTCTCTTCTTCTAATGCTTCAACAAGTGTATTTTCAAATTCATCAGGAACTATATAGCCACCTTCACTATCTGTACCTTCTTGAAGTGCATTTGCAATTTCAGGCATGATAATTTTGGATCTCATAGCATTCCAGAATGATTTTTTATACTTATTTGTCTTTCTAAGTGGTACATTTTCTTCATCATTCATAGTACTTTTCATTGGTTTTAAAGTGATTGGCTTATCGATTGGTTTATTAAGTTCAGCTTCAATCATCTCTTTTCTTTCAAGACGTTTAATTTCATTAGTTAAAGTATCCAATTCTTTTTCCATTTTGTTATACAAAGCATCATCTTCTTCGCTTAGTACACCATTCACATTGGTATGTGAGTTAAGAAAGCCTTCCATTGCTTTCCATTGATTTGCTCTTTTTTCACGTAATTCAGTAATATTCATTTTTAAATTCCTCCATTAAATAAATTTTCTGATTTTGTTAAGCTCGTTTCTAAGTTCATTAACATTTCGACCTTGCTTTATAGGTGCAGGTTTTACCTTATCAACAATTTTGTTTAATAAATGATTTTCAAATTCTCGTGTAGAAAATTGATAACTATCTGCTGGGGTTATTTTCTTTGTATCTTCTAAAATTCCATCAGCAAAGCCTAGTTCAATTGCTTTATTTGCATTCATCCAAGTTTCATCATCCATTAAATGACTTAACACAGCTCTTGATTTATTAGTTTTGATTGCATAAGCATTGATTATTGACTCTTTTACTTCATCAAGTAACTCGATTGCTTTTGCCATATCTCTATGATCACCAAATGCTGTAGTTGATGGATTATGAATCATCATTAAAGCAGTAGGACTCATTAATACTTTTGTTCCTGCCATGGCAATTACTGATGCTGCACTAGCTGCAATTCCATCAATTTTGATTGTTACATCACCTTTATAATCCATTAGCATTGAATAGATTTGGCTAGCAGCAATACAATCACCACCAGGACTATTAATCCAAATAGTAATAGGGCCAGTCTCAGAAAATAATTCATCCTTAAACATTCGTGGTGTTATATCATCATCAAACCAAGACTCTTCAGCAATAGTTCCGTTAAGTTCTAGTACTCTTTCCTTTGTTTCGGTTTTTGTTTGATTTATCCAATTCCAAAACTTCTTCATTGGTATTTACCTCCTTTTCATTTTTATCTGCATAAGCTCCTGCTTTTCCAAGTGGGAGCATATTGCCATTAATTAAATACAAGTCACCACCAAGTTCAGGCGGTATCTTATCTAAATTTTCAAGTTCTCGTATGTCATTAGCACTCATCCAACCATTTTGTCTTGCTGTTGCATAACCTGACATTCGTGAAGCATAATCACCTCTAAGTAATCCTTCTAAGTTGAATTTGAAAAAATACTTTTTCTTTTCTTCAGGACTAAGTAATGAACGAGACAAACTCTGCTCCCATCTAATTACCCAAGGATCTAAAGTGTATTTAACAAACTCTAACGACTGCTGCTCAATATTTGAGAAACTAGATTTTTCAAGATCAGCAAGCATATGAGGTGGAACTCTAAATATACGAGCTATCTCATTTATTTGAAATTTACGAGTTTCTAAAAATTGTGCTTGTTCTGGTGATATTGAAATTGGTGTATACTTCATACCTTCTTCTAAAACTGCAACCTTACCAGAATTAGTCGAGCCACCAAATGTCGCATTCCAATTTTCTCTTAATCTTGCTGGATCTTTTATCGTTCCAGGATGTTCAAGTACACCAGAAGGTGCTGCCCCATTAGCAAAAAACTTAGCTCCATATTCTTCTGTAGCCATTGCAAGTCCAATAGCATTTTTTGCCATTGCAATTGGTGAATATCCTACAAGTCCATCAAAGCCAAGTCCTGGTATATGAAGTACCTCTCTTTGTGAAAGACATACAGTATTTCCTTCCATTGTTTTTGCTTCATCAGTGCTTCTTGAATAGATATAATAAAGTTCACCATTTTCATCTCTATCAACTTGCATTTTATTAGCCATTAAAGGATACAAAGCTATAACTTCACCTTTTCCATTTCGGATAATTTGCGCATAAGCATTTCCCCATAATAAAAGATGAGTCATTAATGTTTCCCTAAAGACAAATGAAGTCATTTCAGGATTTGGCTCATCATGTAATAAATGGTACAAATTAGCGTTTATTGCTTTCTGCTTACTGCCGTCTTCTTTGTATTCATAGAAATGAAGTGGAAGTCCAGCTACTGCTTCAGCAAGTATTCTTACACAAGAATACACAGCAGTCATTTGCATTGCACTTCGTTCAGTGACTGCTTTTCCAGCTGTAGAACCACCCATATAAAATGTGTAATTACTACCAACTGTCCTATTTTCAACTTTTGGATGATCTCTTGCTTTTCGTTTAAATATTCCCATTGAATAACCTCCTAAATAAATAAAAGGCCTCTTGAATCATATACAGATTCAGAAGTCCCATTGTTTCTAATTGCTCTATCAAGTGCCATAACTGTTGCTACAGCACCATCAATTTTTTCTGTTGATTTTGATTTGTCCATTTTAATATTTCCTGCAGGATCTGTTCTTACACAAACGTTATCCATCATCCAATGAAGTATTGGATGTCCGTTATGCTTTATTCGTTTAGAAAGAACTAAATTCATTAATTCTTTTGTTGCAGGACTCATATCTTTGAAGCCTTGACCAAATGGAATAACGGTAAATCCCATGCCATCTAAATCTTGAGTCATTTGTACTGCTCCCCATCTATCAAAAGCAATTTCTTTAATGTTATATTTTTTACCAAGTTCTTCTATAAAACTTTCAATAAAACCATAATGAATTACATTGCCTTCAGTAGTTTCAATAAATCCTTGTTGATTCCAAAGATTATATGGCACATGATCTTTATCTACACGCCTTTGCATATTTTCTTCAGGAATCCAAAAGTAAGGAAGAATATAATAACTATCATCTTCATCTTTTGGTGGAAACACTAATACAAAAGCAGTTATATCTGTTGTTGATGAAAGGTCAAGTCCACCATAACATGGTCTACCTTCTAAATTTTCTGCTTTAAAATCACATTTACAAGCATCCCATTTTTCCATTGGCATCCACCTTACTGCTTGTTTGACCCATTGATTTAATCTTAATTGTCTAAATGTATTTTCTTCTGCTGGATTTTGTTTTGCCGATTCACATGCTGCTTTTACCTTATCAATTCCAACAGTTATTCCAAGGCTTGGATTGGCCTTTTTCCAGACTTTAGGATCTGTCCAATCATCATTTTCATCTGCACCAAATATTACTGGATAAAAAGTTGAATCAATCTTTCTTCCTTCTAAAATGTCTTTAGCTTTTTGGTGAGTTTCATAACAAATTGATTTAGTATCAGTTCCTGCTGTAGTAATTAAAAAATACAAAGGTTGCATTCTTGCATCACCAGAACCTTTTGTCATTACATCAAATAATTTTCTGTTTGGTTGAGTATGTAGTTCATCAAACACTACTCCATGAATATTAAATCCATGTTTTGAATAGGCTTCAGCAGAAAGAACTTGATAAAAACTATTTGTAGGAAGATAAACTATTCTTTTTGTAGCTGCTAGAATTTTACATCGTTTATTTAAAGCTGGACACATTCGTATCATATCAGCAGCCACTTCAAAAACAATACTTGCTTGTTGTCTATCAGCAGCACATCCGTATACTTCCGCTCTTTCTTCACCATCACCACAAGTAAGAAGAAGTGCAACTGCTGCTGCAAGTTCACTCTTTCCCATTTTCTTTGGTATTTCAATATAAGCAGTATTAAATTGTCTGTACCCATTTGGTTTTAGTGTTCCAAACAAATCTCTTATAATTTGTTCTTGCCAATCAATAAGTTCAAACGGCTCACCAGCCCATGTACCTTTTGTATGACATAGACATTCAATAAAATTTACTGCATAATCAGCAACCTCTTTATTGTAAGTGGAGTCTTTGGCTTTAAACTTTGTTGGCTTATATCTTTTAAGTTTTCTCAAAACCTCCACCTCCTTTATAACAAGTAAAAAAGCCGACAATTAAGCCGACTTACTTTTCAATTCAATAATTATTTTTCTTCATACATTATTGGAATAGAATTAATTATTTTTTCTTGTTCTTCTTTACTAATGCCAAGTCCTTCAAGTGCTTCTCTTGTTCCACATAATGGACAAATGGGTGTTAAATTATCCATTCGTGAAATTGCAGGATAACTTCGATAGTGTTTGCCACACTTAGGACAAGTTTTAATTAAGTTATTTGTTGTTTCCATCTTCCGCTCCTTTTATGCTGTATGAATA